TGAAAAAATCCTTGATGTCTTTCCGTGTGATGTCGAATAGATTCATATCAGTTCCCCCAAGCGCGTGATGGCGTATTCAACGATGTCGTAGGCCTGCACAATCGCCAGTCCCAAGACCGCGATATTGAGCAACAACGATGCCAGGATGATTTTGTTCAGGTCGTTCTTGTCCTTGTCGGTAAAGTTGCCGTCCTTTTGAAATTCGGCACGGAAGTATTCGTTGACGAACGCGGGCCATGTGAATTGCAGCGTGGCGAGCGTTGACAGCTTGCCGATGAGAGAGACTTTGTTCTTGAGTTTCATCTTGGTTCCTTTGTTTGTGGTGGTTGGTTCTGTAGTTTCTTTTGGCGGGTAGTTGTCGGTGCCGTTGATGCGGTTGGCGACTGCTTCCAGGGCGTCCACGGTTCGCTTGTCCAGGACGATGTCCTGGCCCTTGCCGGTCATGCAGCAATGGATGCAGACGGTGCGCCCGTCAACGGTTGTAAGCGGGATGTGAAACTTGTCCTTATTGCAGGCTGCACACCTGAACTTTTTTATGTGCTTTCGCATCGGGTCGCTGTCGCCGTAGACTGGAATCGTATGTTCGAATGTCGTGAAGTCGTGCATGGTTTTCCTTGGAAGAATTTTTTATGTTGTTGTTTTTTTCGCGCAATTTGATTATATTTGCAATACAGAATGAGCGTCTGGGATTCCCTTACAGTTGAAGACTTGCCTAACGAGGACTTGAAATGGGTCGCGAAGTCCTTGGGGCTCGATGTCGCCAAACGTATCTGGAAGAAGTTCGCGGGCAACCATGTAGCCTGCCCAGCCCGGATGACGCCCAACGCAGTGCGCCGCTATATGCGCGACAATTTCGACAAGCCAGTTCACCAGCTTGCGTTTGAAACGGGTCTCAGCGAGCGAACGATCTACAGGTACATGAACTTTGTCGAGAAGAAGCCCGAGCAGTCGGGGCAGCTTAGCCTGTTCTAGGGTCATTTCAATCCTCCGCGTTTTTTCATTTCGCCGACAAGGTGGTCCACCAGCATATCCTTGATTTTTACTTCGTCTTCGTCCTGGAGCAGCATGTAGGGGCGGGCGGGTATGCGCGAGCCTGGATGGTGGACGCTCTTGCGGTAGAGTGTCAAGCCGCCGACGGTGAACCTGAGCGCCCTGCGGTTCCTTGCCACGATGTCGTGCTTTGGGGTCTTGCCGCCGTTCTGCATGATGCGGGCGTATTTCATGGGGCCGGTCATTACGGTGACTGCGGCACCGTCGTTGTCGAGCTCGTAGTGGATGCTCTTCATGAGTGCGCCTGTGGCAAGAAGGGTCCTGCCTTTCGCCTTTTTCGAGGGAACCCACTTGTCGGGTCTGCCCTCTTCGCGGAAGTTCTGGCGGACGCTTTTGACTACCAGGTTGCCGACGGCAGCCATGACGGGCCTTGTATTTACCGAATTTCGCCGCATTATGGCGATTAGCGCGTTAAATTTGCCTATGTCTACGTCTGCATTGATAAAATCTGACATTTCCTATTGACTTCCGTTAAAAAAAGATGTATATTATGGTTACGCCTGGTGTGATAGTCATGTCCTAATACCCATCGGGCGGCCCCGTGAGGCATGAAAAACCGGGGCTAGCCTTTACAGGACTCCTTCGATGCGAAGGAGTCTTTTTTTATCCAAGACTTCCCTTTATACCTTCCTTTAGAACTTCATCCGTTCTGTAAGCTGTCCACATCTGGAGCCTTCCGCCTATGCCCTTGACCACGAATTTTAGAGGCTTGATCTTGTTGCCATTTCCGAACACGCCGATGAGCAGCAGCGATATTGAACTCTTTCCCGTTTTTGCGCTCTTCTGGAATTGGAACCTGTAATCGGATGGCGTTTTGAGCGTTTCAATGAAATAGTTTATGAGTTGAGTTCGTTTCGGGTTCCATTCCTTGTTTTTCTTCCCATCCTTGGTCAAGAAGTGCTTTCCGACAAGGGTGGGGTTCACATATATCGGATACTTGAAGCCACCGAAATCCTTTATAAGGGTCATTGAATTGTCGTTAAATTCGGCATCGGGGTTCTTGCCAAATTCTTCCTTGAGCCGGTCCATAAAGTTGTCGGAAAACTTCTTGATGTCTTCTGTGTATTCGCTTTTTGTGGGAACCGGCATGGGGTTCGAGGTGTCCACGGTCATTGTCTTGGCGTCTTCCCAGAGACCATTCTGGGAAACCATATTCCACTCGTCTTCTGCCTTTCGCTCTTCGAGCCACCCTGAATCTGCATCGCCGATACTGTAGTCCCAGTTCTCGCCGATGTGGGCGGTGTTCTCTGGCGTTGTGGGTCGCTTGGTTTCGTGTTCGTCTCCGGCTTCCATTTCGTACTTGCTGATGAACTCCTTTTCGCAGAGGCAGCCGAAGCCGTTGGGCGGGCTGTGTTTTTCCCACCAGGGGTCGTTCACGGGGAGAACGGTGCCGTTCCATGCCTTGTGTTCTTCGCGGCTTCCGGGGAGCATCTGGCAGATATACTTTGCATGGGTGAATATGTCGGGCATGGCCCTTGCCTGCCTTTCCTGGGCTGCCGCTGCTGCGGTTGCCATGTTCGTCTGGTAGATGACCTTTGAACGCCATGCGCCGTATTTGGGTTTGTCCATCTTCGCGTCGAAGCTGGGGTCTGCGGCACGCCACTTCTTTGCTATGTCGTAGAAGTTGTTGCGGAAGTCTTGCAGGGAGTCTCCCTTCTCGATTGCCCTGTCAACGGCATTGCGGAAGTCGCTCAGGATGTCGTCGCGCATTGCGCCTGCGACGGTAAACGCCCTTGTGTGCATTGCACCTTCAAGGTCGTTCCAGCGCTTTGTAGGAAGGTTGATTTTCTGCTTGAAGTAATCGACGGCTTCCTTATACGCCCCCTGCTTGAAATCCATGCGTTTAGTCATTGACTATGCCCGCTTTCTTGAGGATGGAGAATCTGCCTGCAAGGTCTGCGGCAAGGAACGCCTGTTCCATTTCTTCGGCGATTTTTTCCATGGGCATTTCGGCGTAGCAGCCGATGAGCTTGTCGCGGACTTCTTCGAGGCTCTTTGCGTTTTCCACGAGTTCGCGGATGGGTGCCAGGATGTCAACCTTTTCGCATTCGTCTTCCAGGTGTTCGGTGAAGGCGTTCACTTGCTTGCGGAGCTCGTGGCTTGTGCTGCGGACCTTGCCTTTCTTTTCGGGGCCTTCGGCGAACATTCCGCCCTGCGGCTGGACTTCGGTCATTTCGAAATACTTTTCGTCGATGCCGTAGATGTCGGTGATATACTGGGCGTTGAACTTTACGCCGAGCTGCGTGAGCTTGATGTCGCGATTGAGTCGGGCTTCTTGAAGGTCTTCCGGGAGGATGATGTTCATCCACGGGATTTCCTTTTCGTTTGGCCAGTTGATTTCGTAAATCCAGCGGATGAGTTGGTTGATGCTAGACTCGATCATCGCGGCATCGTCGAGGGCGAGGTCTGCACGGACATCGTTGTGGACGGTGGCCATCGCCTGGGTGCCGCCGGAACTTGTCTGCTCGGTGGTGAGCGTTTCGCCGAGCCACGCCTTTGACATCGCCTGATCTGCCCAATCGACGATTGCCTTGTGAGGGTTGGCGTTTGCCGCGCCTGCTTCCAGGAGTTCCACGGAGCCTGTCTGCGGGATGACTGCGACTGCATCGCGGACAAGTCCCACGAGCATTTTGAGGAAGTCTTGCTGTTCCTTTTCGGTTGCCGTCGGCGGGACCTTGCCGATTGCCTTGGGCATACCGTATTTTTCGACAAAGAGCATCCAGAACTTGAGACCACCCTTCTTGAAGGCGAGTGGCCAGAAGCAACGGGAATATACCGCGTTGCCGTAGGGGTTCGCCGTGGTGGGTCGGTTGCGGGTGACAAGGAACTTGCGCTCGGGCATTTCACGGCGCGAACCGTCGTTGGTCTGCAAGAGCAGCTTGCTGTCGCTATCGAACTTGAACCATTCCTGCTTGCGGTCCTTGATTGCGGTGGGGAGTATGAGCGTGCCCAGATCGGTCTGGACTGTGTTCCACACGATTTCGTGTACGGCATATCCGAAGCCGATCGCTTCGAGCATCTGCGATATGACGTTTCGGAGGTCGATGTTCCAGAGGTATTCCTCGACGAACTTTGCCTTTTTCTGGTCGCCCTTGCTTCCGTCGATTGTCCAGGCTCGGCTGGTGATGGATGCGAAGCGCTTGTTTTTCACCGCGTCAAGGTGGGCGTCTATCATTTCGCGATAGACCTTGATGTTGCCGCCGTTGTTCTTGAGGATGGTGTCGGGGTTCGGGAGGTGGTCGAGCCCGGTGACGAACTCCGCCACGTTCCGGGTGGCGACTTCCTTGGCGAGCTGCAAATCGCGCTTGCCCTGGGGTTCGTTCGGGTTATTTTTGGTCTTTTTGCTCATGCAGTCCTCGGTGTATTTCTAATCTCGTTGAATGGCCGTTCAAATTCGTTGAATTTTGATTTTCTAAACTCGGATGACCGTTTACTAGTCCAAAACAAAAACGGGCTAGAAAGGGCCTTTCTGTGCGAATTTTTAGAAGGTGCTGAAATCCACGTTTTTCCCCTTGAACGGATTGGTCGTTTGCACGAATATCGGGCCCGTGTCGCTTGCGTTTTTGGCGTGGTACGCCAAAGCTGCGCCCCAGAAGAAGTCGCCGTGGCCCTGCTCGGTGCTCGCGGCGTCGTAGCGCACGTTTCCGGCGGTGGTGACAATCTTTCGGACGGCGTGGATGCTTTCGGCCTGTTCGTCCTCGATGCGGCCTTCGACTCCGGGGAACTTGGGGCACTTCTCGATGACAATCTTCTGGTCTTCGAAAGCCTGCAAGAGGTTGATGGCAAGGTCTGCCTTGACGGTGTTCGTGAACAGCACGCCTTCGACCTTGACGGAGCCATACTTTTCCTGGGCGCGTTCGGTGAACTGGTCGCCCACGCCGGTGCGGTCGATGCAGGCACGGACAAGGTTCGGGAGCATCAGGTACTTGTAGAGTTTTTGTTCCAGGAAACTCCACTTTTTGTTCTGGTAGGCTTCGACGGCGCGGCAAACGAGCGTGCCGCCTACATCTTCGAGAACGTAGATGACATAGAGGTGGCGGTGGCGTGCCACGTCGCAACCCAGGTAAAGCGGGCCGGTCGCCTTGTCGAGCCCGAGCACTCCCTGGCGTTCGCAGCTGTGGATGAGCTCGTAGCTGATCATGGCCTTGGATTCGTCCTGCGGGTTGCAGCAGTATTCCTCTTGCCATATCGCCTCGGTCAAGCAGCCTTTGTGTTCCTGCTCCAGCCATTCCTCGCGTTCTTTCCTGGAGAGCTTTTTGCCGCAGATGCGGTCGGCAACGCCTTCCTCTACTGCGAGCTGGATGGGCACGGTGTGAACGCTGTAGTCAAGTTCACCTTTTTTGCACTTCTCGATGAGCTTGTAGAATAGGCTGTTCACGCCGTTGTGGGTTGACAAGATGCGGATGGGATAGCCCCACATGGCGGCAGG